CAACAACTACGGCAATGTGCTGAGAGAAATGGGCCATCCAGAACGGGCCATTCCTTTCTTACACGCAGCACATGAAATTGATCCTGCCAATGTCACTGCTGAATTCAATCTGGCTGTGGCATACCTGCTCAAAGGCGATTATGAATCAGGGTGGAAATACTACGAAGCACGGTGGCGTTATGAGCACATGGCCGGCATCAAACCATCTTTGCCCAAGCCAGAATGGACCGGGCAAGATCTCAAAGACAAAACTATCTTGCTGGTGGGAGAACAAGGGCTTGGAGATCAGATTCAATTTTTGAGATTCACAGCAAACTTACAATCAGCTGGTGCAAAAGTTAAACTGGTTCTCAGTTCCGGGGTCAAAGCATTGTTTCCCGCACCAGCCGGCGGCATTGTTGGAATCTACGAACCTGGCGAGGATCTTGGCGAGTTTGATTACTGGATTCCCATGATGAGTGTGCCACGAGTGATTGGATTAAAACTGGACAATCTTGCACATCAACTGCAATATGTGGCTGCTACTCCTGTGAAAGCACAAGAGTGGGGCACGAGATTAGGTGCTAAAAAACGCATGAGGATCGGTGTGTGCTGGGCAGGGCGCAAAGACTCCTGGATACACAATCACAAGGCCATGCCCGTGGAAAAGATAGCCGAACTCATACGACGCAATCCTGAACATCAATGGATCAATCTAACTGTGGATTCAACTGAAGAAGAATCTGCTGTGATCACGGCTGCCGGGGGAGAATGTTTCCCAGGCACCATCAATAATTTTGCCGACACAGCAGGACTCATGCATCATCTAGATCTTGTGATATCAGTGGACACTGCCAATGCACATTTAGCAGGAGCCATGGGTCGTCCTGTTTGGATTCCACTGAATGCGTATGGCAACTGCTGGCGATGGTTGCTCCGGCGTGAAGATTCACCTTGGTATCCCAGTGCTAGACTGTATCGTCAACCTGTGATGGGCGACTGGGATAGTGTGATCAACCGCATGCACAAATTCCTAGGGTTTTTCAAGATCTAATCAACAAAAAACGCCCCGAAGGGCGTTTTTGTTTTGCATATACACTTGTTTAACGCAAGTATATAACCAATCTCATGAGAATGATAAATTGGATACTGCGATTTCCCCAACATAGTCGCCCGCATTGCCGAAGCTGCTTGCGGTGTTGGTCAATTCGATGAAACCATAACGTGTCATGAATGACACGACTGGTTCGAATGTGGTTGGATCCAGTACAACACCTGAACTCATCAAGGGGATGTATGGGCAGTAGAATGCAGGAGCGTCAGCTTCTGAACTACCTTTGTAACCAACCAGCACAGGAGTGGTGTCGCTGGCATAGCTGTCAACAAACACACGCATTGCGCCGTTCAGTGTACCAACAAACTTGGTGTTGGTAGGTGCTTCGAATGTGCCTTCTGTAGTACGAGCGAACGCACTAGTGGTAGCACTTTGCAACACGGTCAAACTTGCTGAAGATACAACTGCATAGTTACCAGCGCCACGACGTGTGCGTTGAGCGATCAGGTTAGCAACACGGTTGATCAACACTGCCAGAGCGGCGTGTTCGTCACCAACGAATGTAGCTGTACCACTAACGGTAGCTTGGTTGTATGTGTACTCAGTTGTGGCCAGTGAGCGCAGGCTCAACAAGATTTCCTGGTCAATTTCAGCTGTGATCTCTTGAGCCAAAGCTGCCATGATTTCGGCTTCTACGTCGATACCATGCATTGCTTGTGCGTCTTGAGCAGCTTCAAATGTCCAACGAGCTTGCAGCTTACGTGTCTTGGCTTCAACAGCTTGCTTCAAGATTTGCACAGAGATCTGACGACCACCGGAACCTTCAAGTACGCTTGTGTTAGCACCAGTGTAGATGTTTTGTGTGGCATCAACAACACCAGCGGTAACGCTACTTGCTGAAGAATATGCCTGGGCAATCAAGAATGGGCTCAATGCTTCTTGGCCAGCAGCGGTGCTTGTGGCAGCGGTGCTGTTGTCAGTCATGGTGTTGGCATAACGCACACGCAGAGTGTGGATCTGACCAACTGGACCAGTCATGGGCTGAACGCCAACCAATTCGTTAGCAATAACGGTTGGCATCACACGACGGATCACTGGCAGAATCACACGGTTAAGTGTGGCAATGTTGCCACTACCAGTTGAACCACCACTTGCATTTTCTTTCAAATACTTGCGTGTGTTCTCAAGGATCACGCTCATGCTGGTACGCTTGTTGCCTTTTAGGCCTTCGAGAAGGGCTTCTTTGGTTTCATTCCAACGGCCTTCTAATAGAGTTTGTGACATTTAAGTCTCCTTAGTTAAAAATTACAGCCCTGCCAGACGTTTGATTTCGATGACATTGCTGTTGTCAGCACTGTCTTCGTCTGGACGAGGGGCAGTTTTATTACCAGTGACTTCTGACACATTTTCCGAGATCACCTGGCGGGCTTTCACAGACTTGCCTTCAGCTAATACTGCTGGTAGATACTTTTCGAAAGCGTTCTTCAGACGGGGTGTCTGCACACTTTCGAGTAAATTACGCATCACTTCACGCTTGGCCTCGTTAAGAGGACTCAGCAGATCGTCCAGAGTGCTTTCACGCACATTGGATTCACGAATGATTCGTATTTCACGTTCCTTGGACTCAACAAGAACTTTTGCTTTCCTGCCGAGTTTGATGGCTTCTGACAGTTGATTTTCTCTGGCAGCGATGATGTTTTGCAACTTGCGAACTTCGGCTTTCTCATTGAGATGAGTGGCACCAAATTCAGCAGCATACGCTTCAAAGATACGACGACCAAAATTGTTCTCGCGAGCAATTCGCACGTCTTCGTGTAACTGTGTAAGTTCAGCCTTCAAGTGATGGCTAACAGCTTGACTCATTTTTTGGGCACTTTCTTTTACGAAACGTGCTTTGAGAGTTTCTAACTTGCCACGTGCTTCACGCACCAAACGCACTTTGGTTTCCACCACGTCACGCTTATCTGTAGCAAATTCTTGGATCTCACGAGCCAGGGCATGCACCATGAAGCCTTCTAGTTTTTCTAGTCCTTCATTGTGCAGCTTGCGATCTCTACGCAGTTCGCTGATTTCTTCGGCCAATTTGGTCACCAGGAAGTTGTTGAACTTTCCGGCGCTTTCTTTCATCTTGGCTTGGAACTTCACGCGATCTTCGCGTAGGGCAGCTTTCTCTTGAGCAAACTCAGCGAGTTCACCGGCGAGACCGTCTGTCATCATCTTGTCTAAGGCTTCAACCATCACTGTCTTGTCGTGCTCATAGCGTTGTGCGAACTCTTCACGTAGTTCGGCTCTGACCTGTTCACGTGCTTCTGTCAGTTTTGATTCCCAAGCTTCGTTGAGTTCTTGACTGACATCTTCATTGATCAGGCCGCTATCTAGCAATGGTTTGATTGCATCTAGCATGCTTTACTCCTTAATTTTGAGATCTTTGATAAGGCGTTTTACTTCCTGCGTCAAATATCTCTGTACCTTGCTGTCTGACCCTGCTTCTTTGGCTATCTCCAACACTTTATGACCATACTTCATGTTACGAAGTCCTTCATAAATTGCACGGGGATATGCATGCGGAGCACTGGGCTGGGCAACAATATCCACAGTGACGATTTCAAAGTCACTGACATGTCCGTTGCTGTCGTTCACGTTTCCGGAACCACGGCTCGAAACTCCTAGTTTTACACCCGAATCCAACATGGTTTTCACCAGCTGGCCCATGGGTGTGGGTAATATTCTCAACTTGCCATATCCTGCAGGGCCATCCATCCACATCTTGTCGATGCAATGGCTCACACGGTCCAAGTTGATTTTCAAATCTTCTGGGTGATCTACTTCACCCAACACCGAATAACCACCACGCAACTGCTCATTGATACTTTGAACGGCTTTGCCAATTTCATTCACAGGGTAAACTCGTTCGTTGGCGTTCTTTACTCCGCCTTCGATACAGATACCTTCCATGTACAATGTCTTGCCCTGGCCGTCAGGACCATCTTCAACCAAGACCTTGATCTTGGCTTGATTGAAGTTTAGATGTTCCTGTAAGTATTTCATCGCAGATTACTTGCCACGTGGAAATGGTGTGCGTGTGTTTACACCACTAGCTTGACCCAAGTGTGGTTTGGTAGCTGGTTTAAGATTTTGAGTGCCTTGTGCTGGTGAATTACCAACATTACCAATCATATCCTTGGTAGTAGGATTAGGACGGCCTTTCGCAGTGTCACCGGTCATTTTAACTGGGTGGGCTGCCATGCCGGTTGCACCACTGTTGAATGCTGTAGTAGACTTGGTGTTGGTGCCAGCTGGTTCTGAAGTCACTGGCTTTGGAGCAGCTTTGAGCGTGATGTTTTCCATCATGCCTTCTGTTTCAAATTCGTCGTCATCCATGCTCATGTCATCCATTCCGCCCATGTCGTCGTCCATGCCCATGTCGTTGTCCATGCCCATATCACTGCCGCCCATCATGTCTTCAAATTGAGCCATGAGTTCGTCTAGCTTGTCAGACAGATCCATCACGTCGCTCTTGCTGGCAGCTTCGTCGTCTTCCATGTCATTTTCATCTTCCATGTCACTGGTAAGATCATCGCCGGCTTCTTCAGCTTCGTCGTCAAACTCTGCATCTTCTTCGTCATCGGCTTCCATCATGCCTTCTTCTTCGGCTTGAACATCGTCAATCATGTCACCAGATTGGCTTCCGCCCATCATCATGTCGTCACCTTCGTCCATCTCATTTGATTGCCCTGCTGTGACTCCCATGGCGTTCATTCCTGGACCGTGGGCATTGTCTTCTGCCATGAGGTTTTCATAGATCTGACGGCTTTTAGATACCACGATCTGATGGAAAAGTTCTTTGGCTTTGGCGTCTTCGTCGTTGATCACGTATTCAATCAACTGTTCAAACTGGTTTTTGCTCATTTAAATGGCTCCTATAGGTATTCGTTAATTTTGCCACCCGGCAAAATCTATATCTATATTTACGATTTACGAGAAAAAGACGCTGTTTATGACAGTTTTTTTGCCAATTTAGGCAGCTATATTAAGCAGCTGGTGCGGCCGGAGGTGCGTATTGAGTACGGATGTCTTTTAACTTTTCGTTGTATTCAAAAGTTCTGGTATCATTCATTTTTCGCAATTTGTTCAATTGCATGAGTGTGAGCTTGGTCTTGCGTAATTGGCCAAGTCGAGGCTGTGTGTTATCAGCAGCCACATCTTGATATGCACTGGGACTTCGTTCATAAAGCTCATTGAGGATCATGAGATATTTATGCCCCAGGTGCTGCTGGAGCGGCCGGTGGTTGTGCTGGTGGTGTTGATCCTATGGTGCCGCCGGGCGCAGCACCTGGTTCAGCACCTGCTGGTGCAAGATTGGCCATTTCTTGACCCATGGTCACATCGCTTTCCAATCCAGCAGGCGTGATGCCCACTGAACGCAGGTCCTGCCCTTGTGATGTTTCCATTTCTGGTTTTGAGCGTTCTTCTTTCCACAGCTTGGAGTTTTGTTGGATTTCGTCTTCGGTCAGGCCCAAGAAACGCTCTAACAAGAATCTCTTGCTCAAGTAAGGCAGTGGTTCTAAAGATGTGAATGCTGTGATACGAGTGGTATCTAGCTCTGCTTGACGATAACTGGCAAAGTTTTGCGGTGGATTGAACTTGATCTGGAACAGGCCAGCGTCAATGTTGAACCCTCTCCAACGCATGAACATCTTGAATTCGTCATCTAATTTCTGCACGATCAAGGCCTGTAGTCGTTCACAATACTGATTGAATCTGTACTCTTGTATCAGGGCTGTGCCTACTTTTCCGTCAGTCAACGCACGGTCTGAATCGTCCGGTCCAGTGGGCAGATAGCTCGATGGCACACGCAGCCCGCGGGCCATTTTGTTGTTGAAATACTTTAAATCGTCAATTTCGCCCAGGTTTTGGCCGCCTTGCAGCATCTCTACTGAGCTGCCACGACCGTCTGCACCCACTGGAAAGAAGAAGTCTTCATTGATTGAGAGTGGATTGTAACTTGAATCCATGATGTTTTGACCGCCACCGCCGTATGTGGGTATTCTGCGTTGATGCATCTCATTCTTCACACGCTCCACAAACGCCATGGCCATATGACTGGGCATGTTGCCCACGTCAATCTTGAACATTCTGCGTTCAGGAGCACGTTGCACACGATAGATCAACATGGCATCTTCCAACAGTTCTTTCTGCTTGAATACCTTGAAGATGTTTTCCAAGATTGATTTACCAAATGGCCAGAATGTGTCCAAGCCTTCGTTGAGGCTCATGTGTACCACATGCTTGGCATCAATACAGGTTTCATTCACAGCACGATTGAATCGGCTCACGCCGCTCATGGCTGAACTGGGTGCTGTGTAGCCACCACCCTGCATGCTGCCGCCAATGCCGCCTGCTCCACCAGAACTGGGGTTCACCATGAAGTCTGTTGTGGTCTTGGCTGCCACAGTCAAGTTTTGAAAGTTAGGGTTGATATCACGGATGATGTATTGTTCTGGGCGCTTGCCTTCGTTTTCGTTCACAATCACACGCACCACTTTGCTCATGTCCACCCAGAACATTTCAAATGTTTCTGGATCACGCACAAACACTTGATCACCATACTTGATGGTGTTGCGGAACAGTTTGAAGATGCGTTGATCCAGCTTGTTCAGCTTGACCCATTGCTGCATCTGTTTGCGGATGATTTCAATTTCGTGATCTGTGGGATCATCGTTGTAGGTTATGTCAAACGGTGTGTCGTTTTGTTCGTTCAGCTGTGTGGAGAATTCAGCAATGATGTCCAAGCATGCGTTCACCTCTGAATCAGCGTCCATGTTTTCATACTGATTGTAGCGTTCGATACGATTGGGATGTCCAGAGTACACTTCGGGCAATCGGCTGGCATAGTTTCTGAAACTGAAATCAGATTCAGCATTGGTACGTCTGCCGTCGTTTTTGGGATATCCGGGCAGGCCCTGATCTCTTCCACCCGCAATTGGACTCATCTGTCCTGATAGATCTGCTACCTTGAAATATTTTTTCCAGCCTTGTTTTGGTTCTGCCATAGTGTGTTATTTATTGCTATGCAGTGGCCACTTGACTGATCTTGCGCTGATATGTCACACCTCTACGCATGATATCAATGAGATCATCTAATTTTTGTGCTACCAACGCATTGGATGCAATCAATTCTGAATCACGCGGAGTCGCTGATACCGGTTCTGTTTTTGCTTCACGAGGTGTTGGAAGTCCTGCAAATTTGCTCCTAATGTCAGTATCTAGACTGGATTTATAGGATGTGGGCATCTCCGGAAATCTGATGTTGTTTGCTGAATTTACGTTGATAAATCCTTGACTGATATTGGCAGTAAATGTTTCTATAGTGGGCCGAACACCAGCACCAGGTTCTCGTCTTTCAGGTGCAACCACTGGTGGTTCTGGTTCTACAAATCGTCGTGACTGGCGCGGTGGGAGCCCTACTCCTGCCGCTGCTGGTGTTGTTGTTGTAGCTGCCGCCGCTGCCGCTGCCGCCGCTG